ACGGTCCATAATTATGCAGTTTTGCAGGGCTTTTGGGGTCATTTTTTCTTCATGGTTGGCTTGGGGGCTTCGCGCTTAACAGAGTAAGCAATGGCCACGGCCTGCTTAACAGGTTTCCCCGCCGCCATTTCAGCCTTGACATTTTTGCGAAACGCCTCGGGCGATTTAGATTTAACAAGTGGCATCATTTGCCCTTCTTAGCCGTTTTGGCCGAATCTTTAAAATCTTTAGCCGTCGGTGCGTTCTTGCTTCCGACCTTGTTCATTTTCTCGTTAGAGCCAGCCTTGATGCGCTCTTGCTTTGCGTGAATATTGGCATACAAGCCAGGTTTAGTTGCCATGATTTAACACTTCCATCGTTTAAGCGCCGCCTTGGCGCGTTCACCGTCTTTGGCATTAGCCGCAACGGCGCCCATCCGGGCGCAAAATGAATCTTTGCGGCCCTGATCTGCTTTGGTCTTGGGGTTAGGCGCTGGCGCTTTAAGATGCGAGCCAGTGGCCGCGTTGTACTTCTCGCGACCCTTCTCAGTCAATCCAGCACCTTTAGAGACAGGCAACTTCTCGCCCCTGCCTACACTTAGTGATACTGATTTTTTAGTTGCCACGTTAACTCCTAAAAAAGATGAAGGTCTCAATTTGGTCTCGTCAAGGCAGGGGAGAAAGCCAGAAAATCCCTGCTGAAACATCCTTGAACGCTGGCTTAACAACCTTCAAATTGCAATTAACTTCCCATCCAAGAAGTTGATACCATGCCGCGCTCAGATACCACACGGCGCTCAATGCGCGAATTGTAATCTCGATTCGCCACCGGATACGAAAACGTGAGCGCTATCGCATCCGCAGCATCCGGAGAAGCCAGCCCCCGCGCTTTCATGTCCTTTTTAGACTCCAAAAATATTGAACCCTTGGAGTCCGGCTTCATCATAGGCGAAATTAAATCAGATTTCAAGAACCTGTCATTCGGAATGCTGCCGCTTTTAAGCCAATTCCTCATATCCCCCCAAATTTGCGCCCTCATATTCCCATACATCGCCGGGTTCTTAGACTTCCAACCAAAGTTCACCCCCTTAATTTTGTACCGCTGCTCTTTCAGCCGGTCCACAATCCCCGCCCCCAACCCGCCCTCATCAATAAACACCATCGCAGGCTTCCACTCCTCAATCGCCTCAATCACATGCCCGACCACCGTCATCGTGTCGTCCCCCCGATGCCGAATGATCTTGACAATATCCCTGCCCTGCCTAATCGCCAACACCGTAGCATCCGCACCAAACCTTGCAGGGTCCACCCCAATCACAATCGGCGCAGACGGGTCTTTGTGCAGTGGCCTCTTCATCGCATCGTCCACCACCAAACTGGAAATAAACTGGTCATCCCCCGCACTAGGAAACTCACCATACACCTCCACATGCGCCTGACTACTCTCAGCACCATACTCTTGAATAATCCTCTCATACACCGCCTTATCCGTGCCCTCCACCGTCCTAGCATCCACAACCCTAGTCGCCCAAAAATCCCGCTTGCTATTGAAGCACTCGTAAAAATACCCCGTGTTGCGCCTTGGGTTCGAAAACGCCAACCAAAAACGATTGGGCGTGTTCTCCGTAAAAAATCCACCAGTAACCGACCAAATCGGATCCGCAATACCAGACGCCTCATCAAATATCACCAACACCCCATCAAAGTTGTGTACCCCCGCATAAGCATCCGGATTTTCCTCACTCCATAACCGCCCCTCAACACCCCAATACCTCGTGCCCTTTTTCAAATCACTCTCCACCAACTCAGTCAACCACTTTGCCGGGGCCAACCTTGTCGCACTCACCTCAAACCAATGACTGTTTAAACTCATAGCCAACCATTTGGTAATCTCAGCCCAAGTAATTGACCTCAACTGATTCTCACTGTTAGCCGAAATAATCGTTGTTGAACCAATCCTTGTCGTTAACATCCATATAGTTAACCAAGAAACCAATGCCGATTTACCAATACCCCGTCCACTTGATATTGCCTCTTGCAATACTTTGTACATTATCTCTTGGTTAGATTTAGATTCACCAATAGATTTATTCTCAGCAATGTGGTCAGTAATATCTTGCAATATCTCCCTTTGCCATTTTCTTGGACCACTAAAATGCTCAAGCGGAGTACCAGGCACACCCCAAGGAAATACAAACTTCACAAACGCCAGTGGATTATCCTTTAACACCGGACTCCAAAGCCTTGCCATTAACTCTTGCTCATCTTCTGGTTTGTATATTGTGGTTTGCATAATATTAATAAATGCCAAAGGCATTTTATTTATTAAAAAATAAAAAAATTGTTCGTGGAGCATCCGTTACCGTTGGCCCTATGCGCTCGGCCCTACCCCTCCCCCTCGTTGTCTGATGCACTGGTCGATGCACTGGATGCATTGGGCAGTGCAAGGGGCGTGATGTCAACGACATCAATGAGGCGTGATTGCGCGGCCTGGAGGGCGCCCGTGATGCTTATGCGGTTGTCACTGACGCTGACATCGAGGCGATCGCCGTAGACCTTGGGAGCGAGCTTGCTGGCTCTCCAGCGCATCGAGTCGAGAACTACTCTGGCGGCGTGGCTATCCATCGTCCCGGCGCTGACTTGTTCTTCCACCTCTTCCATTCGATCAAACAAAGTGTCAGCTTGGGCCATCCGAGCGCGCGCGTACTTGATCGCAAAGTCAGCGTCCAAAGCGACCCACCGGAGCACTGTAGCGAGATGAGGCATTCCTTCCTCTTTGCATACCTGACGCAAGCTGCGCCCGGTCTGAATCTCAGCCAATAGCTTTTCCTGAATCTCCACCACTTCCTCAATCGCATAAGCCATCATCAATCCTTCTTTGCGTACACAAGCAAATTGTAAAACACCAAACCCAAACCACCAAACCATAGGGTAAACCCTAACCACGTCATTTCCACCAAAAAATGCACAAGAGTAACCATGCACTATGCACTACCCTTAAGGTAGTAGTGCAAACAGTGTAAGGGTTTACCCTTGGTTTTGTCCGAATCTTACACTATGCACAGTGCATAAACAGTGTAAACAATGTAAGGGTAAACCCGTATGAAATAACCATTGCAATGCTACAAAATCCGTTACAATAAACGCATGATGCAGCACGGTGCAGCATCAACAACAGGAAAAAACATCATGTACAAATACCAAGTCAATTTTTCAAAGCGTTTCGTTGATGGCCCGTTTAAAGGTCGCCTGTATCACTCTTATTTGCGCTTTGCAGACTGGAAGACTGCCGATGCTTTCCGCATCAAATGCGAGTCTGGTGCAGTCTTTGAACCTTGTGGTGGTGTCAGCGCATACAAAGCAGAGGATGTGATCCTTACTGCAATTGAGCCAATGTTTGCATAAGACAGCACCAGTCCCTGCCCATGCTGTGGGCAGTGGCGGGAATTGTCCCGATAACCTTATTGGAGAAAACATGGAAAACCAAAAGACCGTAGCATGGTCATCAATGCTAACTGATGCTGTAACCCAGCCTGGTGTTATCAGCTCATGCTATCGTGCATTTCACAATTACAGCATGGGAAACCAACTGCTGGCTTGGTCACAGCTCCAAGGGCGCGGCATGGGCTTGGCACCGATAGCTACATATAAAAGATGGTCTGAGCTGGGCCGCCAAGTTAAGAAAGGCGAAAAAGCTATTGCACTGGTTATGCCGGTGACAATCAATAAAAAAGACGATGCTGGGGCTAAGACGGGCGAGTGCTTTCAATGGTTCACCCTTAAAAACAACTGGTTTACCTTAGATCAGACCGAAGGCGCGGATTATGTAAATGAAATTCCAGTGCCTAACTGGGACAAGTGCAAAGCACTGCAAAACCTTGATATAACTGAAGTTCGGTTTGACTCGCCAAATGGTAATTCTCAGGGCTATGCGCAGGGCAAAAATATTGCAATCAATCCAGTAGCCGCACTGCCCCATAAAACCCGTTTTCACGAATTGGCTCACGTGGTTCTGGGTCACACTACAGAAAACGCCATGCACGATGATGACCGTACACCCAAGGACATCCGCGAAGTTGAAGCTGAGTCAGTGGCTTATATTCTTTGCAGTGTGCTTGGCCTGCCCGGTCTGATTGAATCACGGGGCTACATCCAAGGCTGGTTATCCGGCGGCGAAATAAGCGACAAGTCAGCACAGCGAATATTTGGCGCGGCCGATAAGATTTTAAAGGCTGGTATTTAAATGCACTCTCTAAGCTCATGCCGTGAGCTTAGGGGTCTGTATTTTGCAGACTATAACCAACAGGAGAATTTAAAAATGAAGATCACATATAACCCAATGTCCGAAGCCCCCGATACTATATCGGGGGGGTTTAATTTTTCTGAGACGTTTTATAGCGTCTCCAAAAAGGGTCAATTGACCCGCATTGCGGGGGCCAGCGACTGCACCTATGAGGGTGACGAAAAAGTCACCCAAATGGTTGACAAGACCATCCCTAGAATTGCCATCAAAACCGTGCGCCACGGCAACGGTGGTTGGGAGAAAACAACTTATTACAAGGCGTAAACATCATGCACCGCTACACCTATTCCCCCTCTCAAGAGGCCCTCGAAAAGCGCCGCGCTGCGGCTATGGATCTGCTAGCCGTGCTAGCATATTCAATTGGTTTAACCTTGCTTCTATTGGCTTGGTTTGATGTGCTTACATTTTGAAAGGTAAATCATGAAAACATCTGAAAGATTCGCCCTCAATGAGTGGCTGACTGATTACCCTGCAAGTTTTGATTATGACGATGTGCTAGATGCGTTGCGTGACGGCAACGAAAACGTCATGCCGTGGGCATGGTTTGAAAACATGATTACTTCAGAATTGATTGAAAACATAGACAACACCCGCGCCCATTTTGCTGCTGTAACTAAGGAGCAACCATAATGCACCCCACTATTGCCCAAGCCCTCTCGCCCTTCACGCCACCATCCCCTACGGTTGAAGAACTACAAACCCAAATAAATGATTTGAAAGAGGAAATGGGTTTTTATCTTGAAGCCCTGACCTATATTTATGATAACATTAATAATCATAATATTTACAGTGTCAATCAGGTGCGCGGCGTATGTGCAAGAGTGCTGCCGTGAACCACCCAGAATCTGACTATATCAATGCTGGCGCAGCGTTTGAACGGGCGCAAGGATCAGATAAGGCGCAGGCTGTGGCCTACAAAATACGCGCCATGCTCTCCAGCGAGCGCCCCGAAGACCAAACATATGCCCGTACGCTGATTGAACGGGGCCGCGCTGATGCTCGTTTTAATTAGCCTTTTGTTGGCGGCACTGCTCGCTGTCCTACTTGACCTCTAAGCCCCGAATGGGGCTTTTTTTATGATCTGCGCTTTAGCATCATCAAAGCCCCGGCCCACTATGACCTGGTGGCCTATGCTCTCCAAATAGCCGATCCAATCGCGCTGTGCTGGCGAGACTGTGCCACCTGACTCTCGTTTCATTTCAACCCATAGCAGCCACGCAGGAACGACCAAATCAGGCACCCCTGCACTCACCCCCTCGGCTTTCAAATTAGCCCCTGCGCTGGCTGATCTGATGCCTCCATTGGGTATTGCAAGGATGCGGGTATTAGGATAGGTCTTGCGAAACCATGACACTAGGCGCACCTGCTCTAAGTGTTCGCTATTCAAAACGGCACCTCCTCAACCCACAGATCACATTGATCTGGCTCACTTGCAAATGACTCGGGCGGCACATCATTAAATTCATCGCAAACCCCATGCTTATTATAGTTGTCGCAAAGGTGACAGACCTTGGGCGGCATGGTTTTCAGGGTTTTGCGATAGATCGTGACGATTTCGGGTTCTGGGTGTTTCATTGGTTCCATGTCCTTTTAAGTATTGTAAAAAACTTACCAGATTTTTTGTATTCTATTTGGCTCGGCGGCTGGCCTTCGGTGAGCTGCTGCGCCATCTCGTGCAGGTCGGCAGCTGCATAGTCAAGCGCAATATCTGCCTTGTGTGCTATCTCAGCCAATAGTCGGCGGCTTTTCTCTCCGGCGTAGCCATCGTGAGTCACTGCCAGGTATTCGGTCACTGGCGGGTCAGACAAGCCCCCGTAATAGGTCAGGGACAGCATTTCCTTGCCACTGGCGCGGCTCAAGTGCTTGCGCCATGTCCAGGCGGTCACATCCATGTCGGTGCCTTCCACGCCCATGATGTCAAGGTTAGACAGTTTTAATACTGCTTTCACTGGCTCGGGAAACTCAGCGCCGCAGGCCGGGCAGACGCGCACCGACAGATGACAGATTTCTTGGCATTGGTCGCAGACCTTCACGGGTGCTTCACCCTGCTTATCGCCCTTCTTGGGCGGTGGCCTCACGGCGGTGATGGGGCCATGCTGCTCAACTACACCAGCAAAGTCCAAAACCATGCAATCGGTTTTGCCCTCGGCTATACGCAGGCCGCGCCCTGCCATCTGCACGTACAGGCCGGGTGACATGGTTGGGCGCAGCATAGCCACCAGATCAATGCCAGGGGCATCAAAACCGGTGGTCAGTACATTGGCATTGGTCAAGGCTTGAATGCGCCCTGCCTTAAATTCTTTTAGGATGCGGTCACGTTCGTTTGATGGTGTTTCCCCCGTCACGCATTCGGCGACAATGCCTTGTTCAGTTAACGCCTCTTTGATGTGCTGTGCATGGTTAACGCCAGCACAAAACACCAGCCACGACTTGCGCTCACCAGCCAAAGCAATGATTTCGCGCACGACCTTGATGTTCTTGTCCTTGGTGTCCACCGCTGCCTGTAATTCAGCCTCGATGTATTCCCCGCCTCGTTTTTTTACCCCGTCCACCTCTAGCTTAGTGGTGGTTAACTTGGACCGCAGGGTTGACAGATAGCCCTTGTGAATCAACTCCTCAATGCTTACCGGCTCAATCAGCGCGTCAAAGATGGCGGGCTTGTCGGTGATGTAGCCATGCCCTAGGCGGTAAGGGCTGGCGGTCAAACCAATGATTCGCAAGTTGCCATTGATGGCTTTTAAATCAGCCAACAATTTGCGGTAGCCGCCTTCGTCCTTGTGGCTCACCAGATGAGCCTCATCTATGATAATTAAATCAACATGACCAATCTGGCTGGACTTTGTTCGCACCGATTGGATACCTGCAAAGGTGATCGGCTCGCCTAAATCCTTACGATTTAGCCCCGCACTATAAATGCCCATCGGTGCGTTGGGCCAGTGTTGGCGCATTTTTTCGGCGTTCTGGGCAATCAATTCCTTGACATGAGTCAGCATCAGAATGCGGGTTTCTGGCCATGATTGCAGCGCATCCTTGCACAGCGCCGCAATGATGTGAGACTTGCCAGACCCGGTGGGCAACACCAGGCACGGGTTGCCCTCACTACCTGCCTCAAACCATGCGTAAAGTTCGGTTATGGTGCGTTGTTGGTAGTCTCTTAGCATATCCTGCCGTCCCACTCCTTGCGAACCTTGGCAATCAACGGATCGCCACTTGCGCAAGCCCCGGCATTAGCCAGCAATTCTTTGCTACCGTACACGCCTTCGCCTGGCTCACCATTAGCCAAGCCAAGGCCGTCAATCTCATAGACCGCCACCCAGTCGCTTGGGCCTTCTAAACGCTTCCAAGGCACAAGGTCAGGATGCAATACATGGCTTTCGCAGCCAATATACTGAGCCTCAGTCGGTACAACAGCATCCCATTTGGCGCAGTGCCACGTTGAATCAGACAATGGCGTAATGTGGGCGCAGGTGCGGCAATTGACCTCTTTGGTGGTCTTGCTGCCGTGACAAAAGTCATGCCCCGCGCACATCTTGCATTCAAACCATGTTGAATCAGTGCTAATCGGTGGTGGCAAACGGTCAGTCAGCGCCAGCCGCTGGCCTTTTTCAATAGCCTTTAAAGCATGGTCTCGGTCATACTCCAAACGCTCGGTGTATATACGGTCATCATCTTTGCAGATGGCTACATAAAGCGCCCGTTTTAAATCGGTGCCGTGCATGTACACTTGGCACTGGGTGAAATGCTGGGGCTTACTCTTGCCCACTCCATTCTTCTCAAGGTCGTTGAACGATTTAAGACCATGCGTTTTGAACTCTAAAACATGTTCAGTTTTTGGCGCACCAGGCACGCCCTTGCCAATGCCATCCAAGCTGCCGCTAACATGGCTTCCAAAGTCCACCCGTCGCTGCGTGCCGTTTACCGTCATGCCAATGGCTCGCAGGTCGCTAATGATGGTGGCTTCTTCATTCTGGCCACGCCTAAACAAACGCAGAATGCGGCCCTTGAATTGCTCTTGCACCGCCCAGCGAAATGACAGCCACAACCAGCGTTCACAATGGTGGCCCAATGTAGAGCAGCCCATGTGGGCGCGGGGCTTCTCTAAACGCGCCTCATGTGCTTTGTCAATCAGTGAAGTTATGGTAACCTCTGGCTCGGGAATCTTCATGGTTTCTCTCCTGTCAAGTTATTGACCCCGGCTTTAACACCGGGGTCTTTTTTTGCTTACTTCTTAATCCAAGGTGGCGCGGCTTTGGCAGGTGCGGTACTTGGTGTTACGGCTTTGAAGGGTGCAACAGCGGCGGGTTGTACGCCGCCTAAAGCCCGAAAGCCTTTGATCTCGTTGCCAGCATAGTCGCCAGTACGCACAGACAATTTGATGGCCAAGTTGCCACCAATTAGTTGATCGGTGTCTTGCACTTTGGCCAAGCCAATGGCTCGCATGATCTCGCCAAGTTGCTGGCGTCCGATCTCCTCTGCTTTCGTACTGGCGTTCTTGATGTTCAAGTTGCCAAACACCACGCGCCCTTGATGGCTTGGGCCTGTGATGGTGTACTTGCAAGCAATAAACTTGCCGTCACCCGCCTTTGTTTGTTTGATTTCAGCGCCCGTAATGGCGGCGTTGTACCAGCCTTCTGGCAATGGTTCAAAGTTGTTTGTACCTACGGGCAACGTGTCCACGCTAAATTCTTCATCTAAAAAAGCCATGATTTAATCCTTAGTAATGTTAAAAGTTGGGCGTCCAGGGGTGGACGTAATGGCACCAAGCAAAGGCCCGGTCACGACACTTGAGGCCGCATTCCAAACCTTTACATTGATTTCTGGTTTCCAGCGAAATAGGCTGGCAAGATGCTCAGAGACGCCAGCTTCAGCAGCCAGAACCTGAAGTTTGTCAGCGTCAATCTTTTTACTGATGCGGCCCTCCATGCGAATGACGTAGCCGTCAGCCTCATGCTTGATTGTGCCGTCAAGGTCTTTGGGAACGCCAAACTGTTTGACCATTTGATCTTCAAGTTCGCGGCGCTCGGCCACCGCAGCAGCCTCCAATTTTTTGGCGTCAAGCCAGCGTTGGTATAAGGTCATTCTGACTCCTGAACTTGTTTGATGTGTCTTGTAATGGCTGCAACTGCGTAGCCAATGTCACGGATATATTTCTCAAACTGTTCAAGTTTCGCATCATCCATTTGATGGATGCACATAACTTCAACGTGTTCCATATTCCCTTTAATTTGGCCTGTCCACAAAGCAATAAGTCCGACATGCGCTTTCATGCTGCACCCCCAATCTTGGCAATGATTTCGCCAAGGTCAGGCGCTTCCCATGCACCCAGCTTGCCGCTGCGGTCTTTGGCAAGCCACAGGCCATCAGAATCGCACATCAAGGCGCGTTGAGTGTTGCCCTCGGCATCTTTCTCTACTCGCAGTGCCAGCACTTCATCAAAAAAGTAAGGCAATGCTTGGCCAGTTTTGTTACCAGGCATACTAGGCGAATACAGTACCCGGCCCATCTCATCTTGCGTCTTTTCTAGCTTGGCGGTCATCAAGACATGACGGCCAGGAATGTCGCGGAATGCGCGAATGATGTCGGCCATCTGTTCCTGCATAGCGCCGTAGGCAGCGCGTGGGTCTTTGTTGACCTTTTTCTCATGGTTTAAGCAGACCTCGGCAATCTCGCTGATGGAATCCAAAGCCACCGATTTGTAATCAGACTCTAGCACCCAACTGTAAGCCTCGCGTAAGTCATCCATCGAGGCGATCTCAATGTAAGGCAGATCAGCGTCTTGGATAGACAACAAACCTCCCTCGGCAGACAATACAACGGGGCTTGGCAATGTCTTAATCAGACTTGTCTTACCCGCACCAGCCTGTCCGTAGACAAGCAACTTAACACCATTGGCACTCAGGCCGCCGGTACGTTTCAACGATATAGCCATGTGGCTCTCCTTCTCCGTTTGCGCTTCCGTCTGGACTCAGTTCGAAGCGTGCTTGCAGTATATCATAAGTTCATGGTACAGTGTCAACAACTTTTTAACAAAGACTGAAAAATAAATGTCAGACCCATTCAGAATCACCGAGCCAACCTGCATCAGTTTTAGCGGCGGCAGGACTAGCGCGTACATGCTATATAGAGTGCTTGAGGCTCACCAGATGAGCCTGCCGCCAGAAGCAATAGTGTGTTTTGCCAACACTGGTAAGGAAGAAGAAGCCACTTTGAGGTTTGTGCAGGACTGCTCAGAGCGTTGGGATGTAGAAATCCATTGGCTTGAATTTCAAGACGCGGACCCAGCTTTTAAACGCATTACTTTTGAGACAGCCAGCCGTAATGGTGAACCGTTTGAAGCATTGATTCGTAAACGCAACTATTTGCCTAATCCTGTAACACGGTTTTGTACCGCCGAACTCAAGATTCGCACCATTCACAAGTACCTAAAGTCACTGGGCTGGGATCACAACGAGACAATGGACTGGGTTGGCATGAGGGCAGATGAACAACGCCGCGCTGCAAAAATTGCTGACAAATCACGCATCCCATTGGTGACTGCTGGAATTACCAAAGAAGATGTAGGCGCTTTTTGGAAAGCGCAGCCCTTTGATCTTGGCTTGCCAAACATGAATGGCGTCACTATGCACGGCAACTGTGATCTTTGCTTTTTAAAAGGGGGGGCACAAGTTTTAAGTTTAATTTCAGAAAAACCAGAGCGTGCTGTTTGGTGGGCAAAAATGGAGGCTTTGGCTTTGGCTTTGGCTTCCAAGCCAAGCGGCGCGGTTTTTCGCTCAGACCGTCCTAGCTATGCATCAATGTTGCAATACAGCAAAGACCAAACCAATCTTTTTGACCCTAACGAAGAAGCAATTGCCTGCTTTTGTGGAGATTAATTTTAATGTCAGACCTCTCAAGCATCCTTGGTGGCCCTTGGTCGCCGCCAGTGCAACAAGCCCCCGCTGCACCCGACATTCAACTCAAAGACGCCATGCTTGGCGCAGGGTTAAAGCCTCCAGAAATCATACATTTAGATGGCAAAGTACACCGTTTCAATAGCGGCACCAAAGGCGAAAAAGGTCACGACAAGCCTGGTTGGTATATTATTTTTAACGATGGCGTACCAGCGGGTCGTTTTGGTTGCTGGCGTTCGGGCGTTGAGTTGACTTGGAAGGCAGACATAGGGCGCAGCCTCACGGTGGCAGAGGAAATGGCGCAGTCGCGCAGACTGTCAGAAGCCAAAGCCCAACGTGATGCAGAGCAGGCCAAAACCCGTGAAGTTGCAGCTCAAACTGTAGAGATCATTTGGTCGGAAGGCGGCGCGGCCAGCCCAGAACATCCCTATCTAGCCAAAAAAGGGATTGAGCCGCACGGCGCAAGGGTGACGGGCGATGGGCGGTTGATGGTTCCTCTTTACAACGGCAGCGGTGAGTTGTCAAGCATTCAATATATTGATGCCGAAGGCGGCAAACTGTATCACCCAGGCGGGGCAACAAGTGCCTGTTTCAATGTGCTTGGCGTGCTGGATGATGTGGACACAATTTACATAGCCGAAGGGTTTGCCACAGCCGCCACCATTGCAAAAGTGACGGGCAAGCCTTGCGCCGTAGCCTACAGCGCCAGCAACTTGGTGCCTGTGACGGGCATTTTTAAAGAATCACATCCAACGGTTGATATTTGCATTGTTGCCGACCATGACGCCAGTGGCGTGGGCCAACGCTACGCAGAGCAAGCTAGTGCAAAGTACGGGGTTCGCATGACAATTCCACCCGTCTTTGGTGACGCGAATGATTACGTTCAAGCGGGGCATGATCTGGCGCTGCTTTTAAAGCCCCAAGTGGCCACAGACTACCTAGTCCCTGCCGATGGCTTTTCAGAGCAGCCAGCGCCTATTTCATGGCTTGTAAAGCATTGGATTCAAGACCAAGCCTTGGTTATGGTGCATGGCCCAAGCGGTGGCGGCAAGACATTTGTCACTTTGGATTGGATGCTACACATTGCAAGCGGAAAACCAAACTGGCTTGGCCACAAAGTTAGGGCTGGAAACATGGTGTATTTGGCCGGCGAAGGCCACCACGGGCTGCGCTCCCGCATAGCCGCATGGAAGCACCATAACAGCGTCACCAGCCTCAATATGTGGGTCAGCAAGTCGGGGTTAGACCTCAATACCGCTGAAGGATATTTCAAAGTTGTGGAGGCGGTCAGGGCGCTCAAAATCAAGCCAAGTGTTATCACCGTGGACACCCTTCACCGGTTCATGGCCGGTGATGAGAACAGCGCACAAGACGCTAAGACCATGCTGGACGCCTGCGCTGCACTGATGCAAGAGTTTGGTTGCACCGTCATCTTGGTGCATCACACGGGGGTATCTGAGGAAGCCCAGCACCGCGCCCGAGGCTCAAGTGCATGGCGGGGCGCTTTGGACATTGAGATCAGCATTGTTCCAGGCAAACCGGGTAAGCCAATGGAGATTGTCCAGCGCAAAAGCAAAGACGCTGAGATGGCTTACACCGTTTATGTTGAGCTTGAATCGGTGGCCATACCCGGCTGGCTGGACGAGGACGGAGAGCAAGTCACCAGCGCAGTAGTGGTCAAAGGCGAAGCGCCAGAAAACAAAAAGAAAAACGACAACGATTTGTTCGTTGATTTTGAAAAGGCTTGGTGGACTTCAGGCGCAGAA